ATGGATAATCTATGGCTTATCAAACTGACGTACAAGCTACAAGATCAGCTTTACAAAGCGTAGATACAACTTTATCTGCAAACATAAGCGCAACTCAAGATTTTATTCCTGTTGCCAGTACCACGAACTTTTCAACTAGTGTTGTTGCGGAGATTGAATCAACTAATGAGGTTGTAAGTTTTACTGATATTAGTCAAAATCTTGTTACTAACTCCGTTGATTTAAATTCTAGTTTTCCAAATCAATTTAGAGCCACTGTTCAAAGTAACGCTGGAACTTCACCTTTTGGAACTAGTGATGCAACATTAATTAAAGGTAATGGGGTAGATACAGGGACAAAAGTTTTATTTAAATTTGGTTTCAATTCTCCTTCCCCAGGTGATATTCAGACGTTTACTATTTTTGCTAAAGACAGCAGCGGTGGAACTGGTGGCACTTTTCAATTAGAAATTGGTAATAGTGCACAAAGAGCCAATGTACGATTTAACATAACAAATGGAGCAAGAACTGGATTTGCTCAAAGTTCAGAAGTTAGTTTTGTTGATGGAGATTCAGTCGACTTTGGAAATGGATATTTTAGGTTTAGATTAACGGTTCGGTATGAATCAGGTTTTAACAAACCAAATACAAATGTAGGAGTTCAACTTAATGGATCGGATGCAAATGATCCTGGTGTATTTATTTTTGGAGCTCAAGTAGAAGAAACAAATTCAGCATCAACATATTTACAAACAAGTGGTTCAGCCTTATTAGGATTAACAGGTGTAACAAGAGGTGTAAACGGAACAACCGCAGCATCTGCAAGCTCTGGTGATTCAATTCAACAATTACCTTATGCGTTGAGTAGTGTTGACATGCCTGTAAGGTTAAAAGGTGTATCAATTTCATCAGATGGAACTGGTGCAGGAAGATTAACACTTTGTGATAATAATGGTGATACTTTGTGTGATATAGATATTCCAGATGGAAAAATATATACCCTTTTTTTACCAGATGAAGGCATAGTATTTCCTAATGGTGTATTTGTTTCAAATACAATTAATGTAACAGGTTACACAGTATTTACAGCAAAATACTCTGGACCAAACTTGACATAAAACTATGAATAATTATTACAGTGATATTTTAGGTTTAAAACGTGGTGGGGACGTGATGCCTAAAAGAAACAAAAAAAATTTTAGACCCACTGAAAAAGGTGCGGGTATGACTCAAGCGGGAGTTGCTGCTTATAGAAGAGCTAACCCAGGATCAAAATTAAAAACAGCTGTGACTGGTAAAGTTAAACCAGGGTCAAAAGCTGCAAAAAGACGTAAATCATTTTGCGCAAGATCAGCAGGACAAATGAAAAAATTTCCAAAAGCTGCTGCAGATCCTAACTCAAGATTAAGACAGGCAAGAAGAAGATGGAAGTGTTAACGTGTTCAATATGCCTTCATCCTTGTCATTGTAAAGGAGTAGGGCCGTATATTAACACCAATCAATGCATTGGTTATAATTGTAATTGTATAAATTGCATACATACAACAACAGAGGAGGAGACCATGGCAAAAAAATTAGTAAAATGGATATGGAAAATTATTTGTTGGCCAGGTAGAAAAGTGGCTGATTGGCTTTGGACTAAATAATGTCTAACAAACCACTCAACATATCTGAAGAGGCAGCTGTCCAAATGCCTATGAAGACGGTTGCCTCTTTAATCATCATCGTGGCACTTGGCACCATGGGTTACTTTCAAATAATAGAACGTCTTAATGTTGCAGACACTCGTATACAGATAATGGAGAAAGATCTTGAAGAGAACACAGAGTTTAGAATTAAATGGCCACGTGGACAACTAGGTTCATTGCCCGCAGATTCTGAGCAGTTTATGATGATTGAGGATCTTTATAAAACCACGGACAAGTTAAACAAACACATAGAAAACATGGCACTAAACAAAGTCAACATAGAATTTTTAAGAAAACAAATGGACAAAGTTTTAGTTGATATAGAAAAACTAAAAGATGCCAATAGAGATCTTGGCTACAAGAACGGAGATTACTCACAATGATTGAGGCTGTGGTGGCTCTTCTTATGTTCTACAACGGAGAGATCAAGGAACATCGTATTCAAGAATCTATGGCTGCATGTCTTCGCGGCAAGCGCCATGCGGAAAGACAATATAGCGAGTCAGTATCATATAAATGCTGGAAGGGTAAAGCAGAAACAGAGTTATATTTAGGTGAAAAACACATTAAAGCTATTATTCTTAAATAATTTTATGTTATATTGTATTTATGGCTTATCTAAATGCAAACATTCCTCCAATATACTGTAAAATAAAAAAGGAGTATCTTTATGATATGGATAAAAACTACAATAAAGATTCTGAAGACTGCGTTGTCTTTGGGATTACTTCGATCACAGGACGTGCGATCCTTTTTAATATCATGTTACCGAACGGCGCGTGTTATTGGAGACTGCCTATCTCAGCGTTTTTTCAAAAACATCTTTGTAGAACCGAGGTGCCCGATATGTTGTTACACGAGTTGGAGTTGTGGAACTGTTTCAGTTATTATCCTAGTGTGCATCGTTTTGATTGGTTGGATGGTTTAGATGGAAAATATTTAGGCTTAAACAAAAAATTTTATCATGGAAGATATTTATTTACAATTGATTGGGGCCATCCAGAAAATAATATTTTGGATACAGAACATTCTGAAATTCCTCAAGAACATAAGTGTGCACATGTATTGGCTCTTGATAACGGCAATTATGCAGCTCAGCCTAATAATCGTATTTTGTGGCACGTTAATAGTTATACTACTGACAACAGTTGGCCAGATTATAAAGTTCAAACTACTTACTGGGATGCAGAAAATTCAAAAATGGTAACAGAAGATTCTGATAAAATGTTTTATGAAATGGAAACAAAAAAAGAAACTAAGAGAACTTACAATAAACTTCAAGAATGGGGAGAAGATATATCTTATGAGGGAGAAAAAAAATGAATTTAAGTAGAAACTTTAGTTTATTAGAACTTACTAAATCGGACACAGCTATACGTTTGGATATAGATAACAATCCCAATGCAGATCAAATAGAAAAGTTAAAAGCATTGTGTGAAAATATTTTGCAGCCAGTGCGTGATCACTTTGGTAGAGTTAAGGTGACGAGTGGATATCGTTCTCCTGAATTATGTGCAGCGATAGGTAGTTCTGTAAATTCACAGCATGCAAAAGCTGAGGCTGCAGATTTTGAATGTGTTGGTGTAGATAATGCTGAAGTTGCTGATTGGATTAATATGAACTGCACAACAGATCAATTAATACTCGAATTCTACACTCCCGGAGAACCCAACTCAGGGTGGATTCATGCATCATACGTACCCTTTCAACCAAGAGCACAATATATGAGAGCTTATAAAGAAGATGGTAAAACAAAATACAAACCAATTATTGGTAAAGCCACAGATCTTATCTAATCCTGTAGCTAAAATTCTAAGGTCTAGAACTTTTAAAGCAAAAGTGATACAATCCAAGAAGTTGTACAACCGCAAAAAGGAGAAACTTAGATGGCAAAACAAGGAACTTGCTGGGATGGATACATTCAAAAAGGTATGAAAAAAAAGGGTAATAAATTAGTGCCAAATTGTGTTCCTGCTGGAAAAGTTATGAAAGCAGCGATGGGTAGGGCAGCATTTAGCCAAACAACATCAAAACCTTCCGGAATAAAAACAGAAAAATATATAGGTAGCCATATAAAATCAGAAATTGATGGAAAAAAAATTAGTAACAAAAGTTATGAAAATTATTATGGAAATTTAATTAAAGGATTTAAATTATAACGATGTCTACAAGTTTCGATTTAAATATTGATGAAATAATAGAAGAGGCGTATGAAAGATGCGCTATGAGAACTAACAGCGGTTATGATTTAAGAAGCGCTAGAAGATCTTTAAACTTACTTTTTTCAGAATGGGGTAATAGAGGTATACATTTGTGGAAGGTGGAGCAAGATGAAAAAGCTTTAGTTTCAGGACAAGCAGAGTACACAGTAGATTCTGATGTAAGTGATGTTCTTGAAGCTTTTGTGTCTACCACTGCTGCTGCAAATAATACTGTAAATACTGATGATTTATCTTTAACTAAAATTGACCGATCTGCATATGCTGGCTTACCAAATAAATTTTCTACTGGAACACCTTCACAATATTATGTAGCTAGAGAAAAAACACCAAAAATATTTTTATATCAAACTCCTGATTTAAATAATTACACGCATTTGAAATATTTTGTAATAAAAAGAATAGAAGATGCGGGTACAACAGCAAGTGAATCTTTTTCTTTTTCACGATCGGCAGATGTTGTTTATAGATTTTTACCATGCATGTGTGCAGGCTTAGCGTATTATCTTGCTATGAAGAAGGCACCACAATTAGTTCAACAAAATAAAATTATTTATGAAGATGAAATGAAACGTGCTTTAGATGAAGATGGTCAAAGAACTTCAGTTTATATATCTCCACAATCATTTAATTTAGGATAGTCATGGGAAAATTTGCAACAGGTCAAAAGGCAAAAGCTATATCAGATAGATCAGGTATGGAATTTCCATATGATGAAATGGTTAAAGAATGGAACGGTTCATTAGTACATTACACAGAATTCGAACCAAAACACCCACAAATAAGAAGGCGTAGAACAAACGCAGATGCAATTGCTTTACAAAATGCAAGACCCATGAAATTTCAACAACCAACACAAATGCAAAGTATTAACACTTTAGCAACAAGCGATATTACAATTGTTAGTTCTGGTGGTGCAACAGTATGTGAAGCAGATTTAACATTACCTGGTGACTTTGCTTTTAGAACGGAAGTATTTACAAGTGTTGTTAAAAATCCAGGTGATTTTACTACAACTGTTTCTTCAATGGCACCTGAAGATCCCTCTGTTCAAAATAGACGTAGAGAGTTAGTGTCAACAATTGGTAAAACAACAGTGAGTATAACGTAATGGCAATTACACATTCAGATTTTTTAACACAGGTAAGAAGTTATACAGAGGTAGATATTAATGTATTATCAAACACTCTTATAGATCAATTTATTAGAAATATAGAATTAGAGATAGCTGGTAAAGTTGATTATGATGATACAAGAAAATATGTAACATCAACTTTTACAGCCAACAAAAGATATCTTGTTACTCCACCTGACTTTTTAGTGATAAGATCATTACAAGTGTTTGCTGATAACACTATTACTTCTGAAAGAAGTTTCTTGGAAAAAAGAGACACAAGTTTTATATCTGAATTTAATGCATCTGGTACAACTGGTAAACCTAAATACTATGCAAATTGGAATGAGAACACTATTGTTGTTGCTCCTACTCCAAACATTGCATACGGAGTTCAATTAAATTATGTTATATCACCACCACACTTTGACAGTAGCACGACTACTTATTTATCAAAAAATCAAGAATCAATGTTGTTGCACGGTGTCTTAACAGAATGTTTTGCGTATCTTAAAGGCCCGATGGATATGTACAACTTATACAAAAGTAAGTATAATGAAGAAGTACAAGCTTTTGCTATCCAACAAATGGGTAGAAGAAGACGGGCAGAATTTGATGATGGTGTTCCAAGAATAAAAGTGGACTCTCCATCACCATAATAATTATAGGAGAATAACATGGCAATAACAACTAACGCAATTTGCGATTCATTTAAAAAAGAACTTATGCAAGGGAAACATAGTTTTGAATCCTCTGGAGGACATACCTACAAACTTGCATTATACACAAACTCAGCAAGTATTGGTAAATCAACTGCTAACTATCCAGGAGATAGTACAGGTGGTCAAGTCTCAAACACTGGAACATACACACAAGGTGGAAAAGCATTAGTAAACCAAGGAGTAAAAGTATCATCAAGTGTTTCTATAACAGACTTTGCAGATTTATCTTTTACAGGTGTAACATTAACTGCAAGAGGTGCATTAATTTACAATACAACAACTGACGGTGGATCTAATACCACTGACGCGGTATGTGTATTAGATTTTGGTGGAGATAAAACAGCTACCGCAGGAACATTTACAATTCAGTTTCCTGCATTTACTACATCTGCTGCTATTATAAGAATTAGTTAAGGACTTAAATGGCACTGGTATTTAACGATAGGGTCAAGGAGACCTCTACTACAACAGGTACGGGGACATTAAATCTTGGAGGAGCTTTTCAAGATTTTCAGACCTTTGTTGCAGGTATTGGTAATTCTAATGAGACTTACTATAATATCGTTTTACCACAGACAGGTGAATTTGAAGTTGGAAGAGGTGTCGTAACCGATGCCTCTCCAGACACGCTATCAAGATTAGAAGTTTTCACTTCTTCAAACAATAATAATTTAGTTGATTTTTCAGCTGGTACAAAAACAGTATTTTGTACTCTACCTGCAAATAAATTTGTACCAGGTAAATTCGAAGGGACAAATTTTACTAATTCTATATTAATTGGTCATGCAACAACTGGAACATTATCTAATGCTGAAAGAAATACTGGTGTTGGTATTGAAGCTTTAGATGCTGTAACAATTGGAGATAATAATACTATAGTTGGATATGTTTCTGGAACTGATTTAACAAGTGGAATTGGAAATACTGGAGTTGGTGCTTATAGTATAACTAACATTACAAACGCAACTGATTGCACAGGAGTTGGTTTATCTTCTTTATTTACAAATATTTCAGGAATTGAAAATACAGCTGTTGGGTCAAAATCTTTATTTAAAACATCTGGATCATATAATACAGCTTTAGGAAAAAGTGCTGGTCAAGAAATTGCAGGTGGGACTTATAATATAGTAATTGGTAATGTAGCTGGAGATAATATTACAAGTGGTTCAGGAAACGTAATTATTGGTAGCGTTGATGCAGCTTCAGCCACAGGTGACAGACAATTAAAAATTGCTGGACATGATGGTTCATCTACCACAAACTGGATATCTGGAGATAGCTCTGGTAATCTAACTTTTCCAGCAGACCTAACAGTAGATACAAATACTTTACATGTAGATAGTTCTAATAATAGAGTTGGTATTGGAACAACAAGTCCTGTACAAAGATTACACCTTCATAATTCAGGAACAGGTTCAGGCGATCATGCTTATATGCAATTTACCACAGGAGATACTGGTTCAACTGGAAGTGATGGATTAACAGTTGGTGTTGCCGCTAATAATGCTGCTTATGTTTATAGTAGAGAAGCTTCTCGTCCATTATATATACAATCAAAAGGTAGTGTTCAACTTGCTACAGGTTCAAGTATAACAAATAGACTTGAACTTAAAGAAAATGGAAACATTGTCATTAATGAATCAGGAGAAGCCACAGATTTCAGAATAGAAGGTGACTCTGAACAAAATTTATTTTTTGTTGATGGTAGTGCAGATAAAATTGGTATCGGAACAACAAGTCCTTCAACTCTTTTACATCTTTCATCAGCTGACCCACAGATAACTATTACAGACACCGATGGAACAGGAAGCCAGGTTATAAAAGCTGTTACAGATGATCTAACAATAGATGTTGTTGGTCAAATTAATTTAGATGCTGATAGTAATGGTTTAGTAACTATTAATGATGGCGGAACACAAGTAGGTAGTTTCTTTAAAACTGCTTCTACATTTTCAATTAAATCAGACGTACAAGATAAAAGATTAGAGATTAAAGGTAACGATGGTGGATCAGAAGTTACTGCTGTAGCATTTCATATGGCCAATGCAGGTCAAGCAAATTTTAATGATAAAATTGTTTTAAACGCTAACAAAGTTATAGAGTTCGGAGACTCAGGAGAGACTATATCAGGTGATGGTACAGACTTAACAATAACTTCAAGCGGAGTCATTAATACTTCATCAACACAATTTAAAATTAATGGTTCTTCATTATCACCAGTAGTGCTTTCATCTCAAGGTGTTCAATTTGCTACATTACAAAAAGAAAATGATGGTGATTTAGTAATAAGAAGCTTAACTTCGGATAAAGATATAGTCCTTAGAGGTAATGATGGTGGAAGTCAAATAGACGCTTTCAAATTAGATATGTCAGAGGCAGGTGCCGCTACATTCAATGACAAAATTATTTTAGGTGCTAATAAATCAATTGAGTTTGGTGATGCAGGTGAAACAATTACAGGAGATGGTACTAATTTAACAATTTTATCAAGTGGATATATGGAGGTAAAATCTACTGGAAATCTTCTTTTAGATAGTACAAACGGTTCTATATTCCTTAGAGATACGACATTAAATTTATTACAAGTTTTCAAAAGTGGTACGACTGATACCATACTAAAACAACCATTATCAGATGGAGATTTAACTATTAGAGGTAATGATGGTGGTTCAGATGTAGATGCTTTAATTTTTGATATGAGTGAAGCAGGTGATGCTACGTTTAACTCTAACATATTTTTAGGTGATAATAAAAAAGCAAACTTTGGTGCTGGTAATGATTTACAGATTTATCATGATGGTTCACAATCAATCATTGAAGATGCTGGAACAGGACAATTAAAAATCCTGGCCGAAAATACTTTATTTTTTGGTAGTACCACTGGTAGTGAAAAATATATTAGCGCTGTAAAAAATGGAAAAGTAGATTTATCTCATGATAATGCTGTAAAACTTGAAACAACATCAACAGGTATAGATATTACAGGTACAGCAGTTACAGATGGCTTAACTGTTGCAGGTAATGTTAGTGTTGATAGTGGAACCATAAAACTTGATGGTAATTACCCAACAGGAACTAATAACGTTGCATTGGGAGACACAGCATTAGATTCTATTGGAAATGGAGGTGCAGGTCACAATGTTGCAATTGGTCATGCAGCTTTAACTGCCGATGATACAGGTACTGGTAACGTGGGAATAGGTGCTTTTGCTTTAACAGCTACTGTTACTGGTAATTATAATACGGCTATTGGCCAAGAAGCATTAAAAGCAAATACAAGTTCTGAAAATAACGCAATTGGTTATCAGTCAATGTTAACAAGTTATTCAGGTGAGAAAAATGTAGCTTTAGGTTTTTGGACTTTAAAAAATTTAGGTAATAATGATAAAAACGTTGCTATAGGTCATAAGGCAGGATTAAATTTAACTGGTGGTGATAATAACATAATAGTAGGACATAACGCTCAAGCAGCATCCGCAACCACTTCAAATCAAATAACTTTAGGTGATGCTAATATCACTTCTCTAAG